GTCATGTGGAGCTTCGTCAGAAGCCCAGTGACCTTCCATAGGCGATTCTACCTTGCCACCCTTCTTGTGCTCTGCACGAGGATGCTTGTGATGCACACCGGCTTCCATATGGCCGTGGTGATGTCCTTTGTGACCCTTCATGGCTCACTCCTTAGAAGTTGTAGTATTGGGTTGAGCCAAACAGACCCGTGGTATACGGAGCCATGTAGGCCTGCGGGGACTGACGAACGATCAGCTTGTTGGCACCGCTGCTTGAGGTAGCGGCGTAGGTTCCACGAACGTCTGCCGTCGTTGCCGATGGCGTGGTACGGTCAGCGGGGAGATAGCCCGTTGCAGCAGTGACCAAGGTCGAGGCAACCAAAGAGGTTGCATAGTTGACAATGATGTCGCCGAACGTATCCGAACGAAGTGGAAGACCAAACACGTCAGCAGTACCGACCGAATAGGCGTGGGTCGTATCAGCCGTGCCGCCCGAAAGCACCACAGACTTGATGTACTTGAACGCTTTTCTGCCGTTAACCGTGCTACCTGCAGTGATCGTAATGGCTTCAGACATTGGATACCCGTAGATATCATAGCCGTTAACCGTTGCGGTTGCGTAAGTAGCACTTGCTGCTGCCGTAATGCTCACTGCGCGACCAAGAAGAGCTTGTGGGCTCCAGTTGGCCATGCTTAACGTCTGAGCATTGTTTGGAACGGCACACTGAGCAGGCGTCTGGTAAGCCAAAGTAACTGTACCAGAAGTTGCCGTCAGGTTGCCCGTAAGCTGGTATGTACCGGTTGTACCTTGCGAAACCGAAGAATAGGTGCCGGTTGTCGTAAGCTGCGCGATAATCTGTGAACCAAGGGCAGTTCCTTGCGAAACCGTACCAGTGGTTGCCAAAATTACCATGCCGGGGCCAATTGGCATCTGGTTGGTCGAAGTCGTGACCGTCAAAATGCCGTTTGAAACCGTACCAGTTACCGATGCATAAGCATCAAGAGCAAGAACCGTGTCAGTTGCGCCCGTATCCGCACGAACAAAATTCGTGGAATAATAAACGCCAGTTGTGGAGGAGTTAGAAGTGACCAACGAGAGCGTTGCACTTGTAGGGTTAGCCGAAGCAACAATTGCTGCCGAAGCCGCCGTATAAGGCACCGCACTCAAGGTCGTGATGTTATCGAACCCAAGCCAGCCAAAATCAATGGCCGCCTGTGCTTCACCCGGAAGATAGGTGTAAGGCAAGCGTGGGTCGAGGAAGCCTGCACCTGCATAAAACAGGGACGAGCCGCCGATATCGGGGTTGTAATCAGCACTTGTGGCAGCTTGGCCAAAAGCGATGAAAGGACCAGTGAATGCGTCTACAGCCATAGTAACTTCTCCTTACGAAGTTGGGAACGAACCGTAGATCGAACGCCAGTTGTAATAGCCAAACGAGTAACGCTCATAACCCTTTACAAGTAGATTATCAGTAACAAAATCCACTTGCATGTCAGTTTCGAACTTTACGCGCTCCATATAGGCTAAACCGTCGATGTTGGTAAGTAAGAACCAAGCATATGGCGAGGTCAAGAAGTCGTTGACCATGTAACCTTCTGGAAGACCACCGGCAGTCGTCATGAGCGCGTTGACATCGTTGTCAGCAGTACCCGGACGCAATTCAGTCTTCAGAAGACGGATTGCAACTGGCTCCAACTGAGGAGGGATAATCAACTTGCGACCACGAGCAAACACCTTCAGACCGGCCTGATCCTTGAAGTTCGTGCGGATTGCGATCATCGCATTCAGCAAGGTGGCTTCGTTAAGATCAACCTGCGTGGTTGGGGTGTTGGCAACCGTACCGCCGTCGATAGGATGCGCCGTGGAGCAGAGTGCCACACCGTCGCCGCCGACCGCTGCATTGTAGGTCGTTGCCGTATTCAAGAGGTTCGCGCCGTAGATTTCCTTGGTCTGCTGGAAAGATTCAATCAGGCCGAGGTTCGAAGGCGTAAACTGGGTCTTGTAGAGGTTATCGTCGATAGCTTTACGGGTAATTGCGTAACCGAGTGCAATTTCCGTATGCTCTTGGTTGTAAACAAAACGTTCGCCCGAACCGGAATCGAATGCCGTCTGACCACCTTCGGTCTTAAGCTGAGCCAAACCGAGGTAACGCATTTCTGCGGTACGTTCGAGAGCCATTTTCGAATCGTGCTTCGTGAAGATTTTGTCGTATTGCGATGGGATCATCTCGTACTTGCCTTCGACACCGCGAAGACCTGGGAGCAAGAGATCCTTGATCTGTGAGAGATTAACAGCCATGATTCATTACTCCTTACGAGATACCGACTGGGCCAGCACCATTGCTACGATAGATTTCGTTGTTAAAACCAACGATCACGTTGCAATACTGGGTGGTGGGGTCACCGCCGTTAGCAAACGACGTTTGATAATCAACGATGACGAATGGATAGGTAATTACCGTTCCAACTGCCGAAATATATGCGCCTGAACGACCGGTAGAAGTATTACCTGAACCGATAGTAAACTGTGCATACTGACCCTGAACGCCCGAACCCTGAGCACTCGTCGTGCCGGTGATTGGGAATGCAGCGCCGCTGGTCTGAACAACAAAACGGGAATTTGGATCATCAATGACGTAAGCCGTAACGTCGCCGGTAGCATCCGAGCCGGGCCAATAAGCAGACCAGACAACGCGCTTCTGCGAGGTCGAAAGATACTTACAACCAACGAAAATACCAGCCAATGCTACAGAATTGCTATTTTGAGCTTGGGTAATATAACCATTTGCCGTTCCAGTTACTGGAACAACAGGATCGCCAGTGAAGATAGGGGTAGAGTTGCCGGAAGCAACGAGACGGTTGGACTGGGCGAACGTCGGAGCGCCGCCAGCGCCACCCTGATACTGCAAGAAACCGTTGGGCGCGAATGTGTTCGCCATGACGGGATTCTCCTTTCAGAGAGTTTCCATCATCGGCACCGAGCCAACTATGAAACGGACATTGTTTTAATCTCCCACGCCGGGGGGAGAACGAGAATGGCAATATAGACACACATGCCTCTATAAGTAAAGGGGGGTCGAAACCCCCCTCCATTATTATTGTTCAGGAACGTACATGCTGTGGTCTTTATTGATCTTTGGAGCCACAACAGCATCCTCACGGCTGAGCATACCGCCCTTACCTTTCGGATCCATCTGGCCTTCCTTCATGCGAACCTGAGCACGTGCGTTGCGAAGATCACGAGCCTTGATTTCGCTCGTGATTTCAGCAGGACGTTCGCACAAAACCATGCCGTCACGTTCGATCGCGCCAACAGCGCCACGAGCCATCATGTCTGGATGACGAGATGCATCAACAGGCTCCCAACCGGAACGTGCCATCTTCTGCAAATATGCAGCGTCAACGTAACCCATGACCGATTTTACTTTCCACTCGTATGACCAACCATCTGGCGGGATCGGAGTGGCGAACTTATCGGTTCCTTCGTCGATATTGGCGTTATTGTGGCCCTTCAGTTCAGCAATACGACGAGCTGCGCGTTCCTGAGAGGTTTCCTCGTGCTGCATTACAGGACGAAGTTCTAAACGGTCTTCTGTCTTAATCGTTTTCATCTTATTTCCTTTCTTAACCAGCCATCCGGCCAGCTTTTTGAAGTGCTACTTTATTCTGAGCGTATTCTTTTGGCGTCATGCCCATGTCACGGGCAGCTTCCTGCTCGGCACGAGATAGAGTGACGACGTTTGGACGACCGCCGGTGCCCGTTCCAGAACGGGACACAGGCGCGGCAGGCGGTGCAGATGCCCGACGGCCTGAGGTTGATTCCGAGGCTTCTGACATGGCTGCTTCCTGACGCACGGGCGCTTTATTGATGTTGAGGCGATTTTCAAGGAAGTTGAAGTAGTCTGGACTATCCGGCTGGATGCCATCATCGAGCGCGTCGAAGTGCGCCCTCTCAAGGCGCTTGGCACGGCGCTCGTCATTGACCACATCTGGGTTGTTGCGAACCCATTCAGCCGACTTTGGCGTCAATTGTGCTGCCAAGGCCTCTACTTTGTTGGCTACGGGGGCTTTAATCTGCGCCTCGTAGTGCTTTTTTCCTTCAGTAATCTGCCGAAGGTTGTTTTCCGTCTGGTTGATGGCCATCAGGATGTCGGCTTGGGCGTCAGTGTCGCCGTTTGCCACCGCTTCGCGAAGATTTTCCTTTAAAATCTCCTTATTGCGGCCTTCCGTCTCAATTGCGGTGTTTAACATCCGCAAATCGCTGTCTGCCTTGTCGTTTGTAGCTACACGAGCCTGCTGTTCGGCACGTTGACGGGCAGCTTTCTCGGCTTCAAGCTCACGGCGAAGGGCTTCAATGCCATCATCGACCGTAATTTCGGGTTTTGTCTTGATAACAGGCTCTTCTGGAGCCTCCACGATGACAATGTCGTCCTCTGGGGCTGTTTCCAGCTCCAATTCTACCTGATTGTCTTCCATTTTTATCTCCTTACCACACTGAATCTGGGTGCTTTACGCGTCCACGGATCACAACATCGTCCATGAGACGGCAAGGCTGGCCATTAATGGCAACAGACCAACCATCAGATGGGCGAAACACAACCCAATCGCCTACATTGACGTCCGCATCCTTAAACCAACGACCGGTTTCGTCTTCAAAGGCAGACGGCCCCTTCTTCACAACAAGGCCAACCTTGCCCTGATACTTGTCTTGCTCAGTCGTTTCGTCCGCCAAAATGATGCCGGACTTGGTTTTGTTGGGACGAATGTAGATTGCGACGAGGATGTTGTTGTTAAACACTTCGACTTCGTTGAGATCGCCGAGGCTGGCCAACAAATCTTCCTTAAAATTGTCAGCATGTGTCATCTTCATAGGAGGCATTAGAATTTCTCCGCACTGGTTTGAGCGATATCAAACATTTCCTGAACCGCGTGGAAGGCCTGAACCATGCCCACGTATTTTTGGTATGTTGCATAATCGGCCACGTACCCCGTGGAGATGTAGCTAACGATCTTCTTCTCTTCTTCGTCGATTAACTTTCGCAATTCGTTTGCGAATTTCGCTGCTGTAGTTTGCATATTGCCCTCTTTAACCCCTTGTAATGATAGACCGGACGCCCCAAGGGGCTGGAAAGGCGTCCGGTCCTCTCTCATCCGGGCGGTTGCGAACCCCGCCCAGAGAAACTTATTTGCCGCGTGGCTTTAGGCCGTAGGCTTCGATCTTTTCGAGCCGTGCATTCCCGCCGCCTGCGCCGCTATCAATCGGATAGCCGGTACGGCCACCAGACTTGCGAGGCATTGGGTAACCCATAGGCTGCTGCATAGGCTGGCCCATCATTGGCTGCTGCTGCATCATTGGCTGCATGCCACCGGCATTACCCAACGAACCACCGACCATCTTGCCGGTACGACCACCGGTAGCACGGGGCATCTGCGGAGGCATCTGCGGAGGCATCTGAGGAGCGCCGCCTGCCATCTGCGGAGGTGGAACAGGAACGCCCATAGGAGGCTTTGGTGGCATCACAGGAGCATTAGGCATGTTGGCTTGATCCTGACCGCCGCGAGGTGCCATCACGATGTTGATCGTGGTGGTGCCCTTGGTACGGCCACCCTTGGCATGCTGAGCGCGGCCACCCTTTGCATAGATCATGTTAGGATCGGTGTTGCCGTAATAATCGCCGATATCGCTCAAAGCGGCACCCAAAGCTTTTTCACGGCGATCTGGGGAGAACACACTTTGCGTTGGAGCAGCGCCTGTATTAGGTGTCCCACCGACACGAACAGGGGCATTCATTGCCGCACGTTGCGCGGGGTCCATCATGCCTTGGCTCATCATCCCCGTATCTGGAGTGCTGCGCATGATAGATGGCGAGGCTGCCGAACGGAGAGGAACGGCGGCTGGCATAACGCCACGGCTTGGACCCTGCGCTGCCAATGCAGCCTGACGATCCTGCGGTTTCATTGCAGCAATTTGATCAGGAGTTGCCTTATCAAGATCACTCCAACCCGTCAGAAAGTTATAGTTTGCCATTGGCATTACGGTATCGCTGACATCGCGGCCACCACCGGCACGAGCCTTGCGACCGCCGACAGCTCCGGGGTTCTTCTGTTTGGAGTTGCCAGAGAAGATGCCACCGCCGGAATACTTGCCGGTACGGGCCTCAGGCTTGACCATGCGCTTGATCAGCGCCTTGTCTTCGGCGACGTCTGGGTGCTTGATCTTGCCGCCCTTCTTTTTGCCCTGCGTGGTAAGGTTTGTGTCGGGCATAAAGTTGTGCTTGTCTTCAGCGCCGTGATAGATCGGTGCGCCTGTTGCTGGTAGGCCACGACCCGGCATGCCACGAGGCTGCTCTGGGTTTTTGTTTAGATAGTCAGCAATTGCATCACCGCCATCGGCCCTCTTGGTCCGGCCACCCTTCTTCATAGCGCCAGAAGCCTTGCCCATGGCCTTGTTTTGATCGGAAACAGGATTGTTGCCAATCATGCCGCCGCCAAACTTATTGGTGCGACCGCCCTTCTTGAACGCGCCCTCATGCTTGATGCCTTCACGGACATCATTAGCCATGCGCACGTCGCGGTTGATCAGGTTGTCGGGGGTCAGCGCACGGCCACCGGCCTTGCGGGGCTTGCGGTCGGCGCGTTTCATGGCGTCTGCGCCGATGACTTTGCCACCCTTCTTGTACAGGCGCTTTGTAAGCGGACGTGCGCCGGTCTTCACACCTGCATTTTCAGGAGCCGATGGCGTCCACGTCGAGCTATCGACCTTTTGCTGTGGGTCGTTCTTGGTAAGGCGCTGGGCCTTCGACCGGCCACGGTCGTCTTTCTTGTATTCTTCCATAGTAACGTACTCCAAAGTTGTTAGCGGCGTCCCGCTTTGCTGCCAGTGGGTTGATAGTTTGACGCAGGCAACTTTGCGCCAAATTTCGAGATCACATGATCTGTCATCTGAGAGCCGACTGTGCGTCGGTAAACCTTGCCACCTTTCTTGAATGGCTGTTCAACCCATTGAAATGTACCATCTGGCATCTGCTTCTGTACCATATGTGTCTTACCACCGCCGTTGCCATTGGTGGGCCTAGTTTGGTTCTGCATTCCCATTAAATCATATTGAGCATGAGTAAACGCATCGGAAGGCGACATACCTTGATCGACATACTGCTTTTGTTGCCGATCAAGAATTTGCTGCTGGCTCTGGCCAAAGATGCCTGCAACATTATTCACAAGGCCCGATATAGGGTTGCTTGGCTCGTATGTCGATGGATTGATCGGCGGCAATGGCACGTTGGCAGGCGGTGCTGCTGCTATCGGGGTAGTAGTTGGGGTAGGCGCAGGGGGGTTAACCGCTACCGGGGTAGCAGTTGCGGTCGCAGGCGTCGGCGTATACGGGGCGGCAGGCTGCACCATTGGCACAGCTCCAGTTGCGGGTGTTCCGCCAAGATGTGTTGCGTCATCCGCAGTGGGCGTTGGCGTGTGCGGGAATGCTGGCTGGGTGATATCTTTTGGCTGTGCGGCAGCCAAAATCGATTCAAGGGGCGTTCCTGTTGCGGATGTAATAGGATTATTGTTGTCTGCCGTCGAAGGCGTTGGCGTATGCGGTGCCATTGGTTGCGTCGAAGAATCACCGCCGTAAAACGCGCCAGCTTGTGGCGGTTGCTGTCCAAAAGTTGTTGTCGCGCCAGTAGGACCAAACGCATTGATCAGAGCCGCCGTAGCGGCGCTTGCAGCACTTGGAGGCGCTTCGGCAGCAGTTGCCTGCGCGTTGGTCACGCCATTGTTGAGCACCGACATACGTTCGGCTTGAGCTTGCCGAGTTGCGGCGACATCGGCAGCGGACTTGTTAACCGCAGCCTCGTTTTCGCCTGAATGGAACCCAGCCCAGCTTGGGATCGGGCCTTGGCTGGCAAGCTTTTCAGCTTCGGACGGTGGAGCGCCCCGATCTTCAACGCTTGCTTCGGGAGCCGACTGCTCTGATTCGCCGCGACCGACAGCGTTTAGTGATTCGTGCTCGGTTGGGCCGCCATCATCAAACGCGTCACGGTGATGCCAAATACTGCCCTCTACCTTGCCACCCTTTTTATATGCACGGCGCACCGACCCGCCAGTGGATTCATGTTCTGGTTTTTTACCGTATCTTTGAATAGCAGGGGTATCAGCAGTAATATTTACTGGTCGAACATAAGACCCAGAGCGGACATCACCTAATCCAGATGCACCTTGCTGAGTTCCATGCCAAGAAGCGGCACGTTCATCGCCTTTTCCTGCCATTTTAAAAATTTCATCAACTGCTTGCGAATGATTTAATTCGCCTTGTGCATAGCGTTGCCAAATATCACGAGCCGCTTTTTGCATTTTTGGGCCTTTGTCACTAAACAAAGTACGGACACGCTCCCACGTTACAGATTGCATTTCAGAAGGATGAACGCCTCGTGCCCAAGCTGCCTTGCGAACTGATTCTGCATGAATAGGATAATCGCCAATTGCTCCTGTAGAACCTGTTTTCTTTGGCGAATCTTCTTTAACCCAAGGCTCGTTTACACGTTCAAGATAAGCCTTGCCTTTTTTATCAGGGGACGTGCCAAAATTACGATGTACAGCTTTAGCCGCTGATCCATGAGGCAACAAATCACCTGCGGCAACAGCATGCGTATCAATAACGACGCCATTTGGATCATGTGGATTGGTAATCACATTGTAAAATTCACGAACTTTGTGATTGTTACCAATTTGTTGATTAATGTTTTCAAGGCTTGGATTATGCCAAATGCTGATAGCTTTTTGAATTGGAAGATAAGAATTCCACGAGGATGTATCGGGGGCCGACCCAGATTTGTTCATCATAGTCCCAATAAACTGACCGGTAGGGCTTACAGCATTATATTCAGTTGGGTTATGCGCCTCATCAAACGCACGGGACCACATTGCAGCACGAGCCTCGCCATGCGGTCCTGCAAGAACTTCACGCAAAGTTTTTCCTTGGATGTCCGACCACTTGTGCGGCCCTGTTTCCTTTGTTCCCTTCATCTGTGGCAAACCTTTGCCGCCAGATCCGCCATTTTTAATCACATCTGACATGCCGTTTGTCCACGGCGTATCAAGATGGT